CATTACTCCAAATCGGCCGTACAAACCGCACAGAATAATCTCCGCTTTCGCCGGAGAAATCGCGAGCGGTGTATTGAATATTCGCTGAGATAATTCCGGGAATCGATTCATGATCAACCAATCCTTTCAGTTTGCACAACTTCGTCAGGTTTGTTGCCCCACGAAGGAACAGGAATGCCGCGCTCTTTGAACGCGTCGATCTCTGTCTTACGTTGGTCGAGCGTTTCTTCCCAATCCTCACCGTAAATTTCAGCTTCTGCCTCCAGCGTAGACAGGCCAGCCTCCATCGACAACATACTGCCCTTGATTTCCTTGTCGAGATCGATAGCTCCACGCGAAGGTCCGAGCCAGCGACATGCTGAGTACGCTCCACGACATTCTGCAAATTCAGGTGCGTCTTTTGGCAGAGGAAGATGATCAACGTCAAAACATTCCTCTACAAACAGCGAGAAAACTGGATTGGCAAAACCAGTTGAGAAATGCGCGCGGCGGCGCTGCAATGTTTTCCATGCTTCGACAATCGCTCCGCGCGCCGAACTATAATTCGATTTTGACCAATCGCTACTCACCTGTTCGTAAGACAAGCCTGTAGCCGACGCAAAGTTTCGAAGAAATGTTGCCTGAAAATCAGCAAACGCAGCGGCCGGATGTTCGGCCTTCACGGTCACGATTTCTTCGCCGGGAAACAAGTGCGGCATCTTCGCGCCGCCGACATTGATATTTCGACCTTGGTGATATTTAATTCGCTCTTGCTGATAAGCGTTCAGCGCTCCCTCGTTACCGAGAGCCGAAGCTACAATCTCAGGATCGAACGGCGATTTTATATAGGCCCCAAAAATCGCATTGATGACCGCCTGATCGAGTTCAGCGCCGTCATACTGCGTGAGCATCTTCAGACGCTCCATGACAGAATTAAAAATACCGATACCACCGCGATGCTGCCCGGCCCGATCAGCGACGAAGGAATGAATAACAACAGGACGGCCCCATGAAGTTTCGCGGGGTAATTCGTCCCAGATCATCGCATCAGCAGCGTTGAACCAATCACCGATATGCGCGCGGCGAATATAGTAACCTACCGGCGCGCCAAGATGATCGACTTTTACTCCTCCGCGCCAGGTTTGATTATCGTATTGATTTTGAGGATTGCTGAGACGATCAGGATCGATGAGCTGTATCGAAGTAGCATAACGAGCTTTTCCGTACCCAATTCTCTCTGGAAGCCATAAAGCAGTGGCTACGCAATCGCCGTCGATCAATTGATGACGTAACGCAAGATAGAGAATTTCAGAAATAGTTTGACGGCGCGCTGCATCGCAATAATGGTTTGGATCATTCGCCCAGGTGCGATAGTGAGCTTCCAATTCGCGGCCATATTCTGTTGCCCATACAGCATCAAATTTTTTGTTCCCGGTGTATGCTTGAAGAGCGCGGTAATCTGGTTTTGCAATCGGACGAAAACATCCTCCGATTATATTATCCAACGTACGCGTCACCGCGCCGGTAGCCCAACCATCGTTGCGCGTAATATCGCGCGAGCGGCTAACAATACGATCACGCCATAAATTGATTTCCTGATCCGGTGAGCCGAGAAAAGGATTCCAAGTTCCCATGCGTTGACCGCGCATGTCCGCCGAGTCATAAGGCGTAGAACCAGACAGCCCGTTACCAGAAATCGCACCCATGCGATTATTGACAGTCGCTGGTGTCATCGGCTTGCCTGAAGAATCAAGGATTTTTACTTGGCCATCCATTATGATCTCCCAGATGTGAATATAGGAGTCAGGGGACGACGACCGCAAGTGATGCCTAGCTGCGCTTTCAATTCCTGTATGTATCCACGCAGCATACTGATATCGGGGTGTTTATATGTAACCATTTTTTGTCCGTCGCCTTGCTGATAAGCAACTTGAACGACCTTAGAGCCGGTCATCAAATCATGCATCGCCTGTTGCGAGTCCAAAAGCCATTGCTGCAAGGTTGCAGTTGGTATTCCGACGAGATCAGATTTTGATGGATCGTACATTTTTTTACCTAGGGATCACGGGAGCATATCACTCAAAGATTTTTTCTTATTGGTTGACTGGACTACGATCTTAACACCCGAATCAGTTGATTTGTACCCAGAGTCTTTTCGAACCTGCTCCAAAGTCGCGACATTTTCCACTGGAATCAGAAAACTATTTGTTTCCCACGGAGCCGCCCATTGCGGCGGTTTGTCCCACTTTATCTGCGAAACTCCATGAAGATGGGCGATTACATGGGTCATTACCATCAAATCCAAAGCTTCATTCCTTGCGCCCTTGTTAACTTTTGCCCACTTACCGAGCGCATCTCGAATTTCAGCCACGAGCTGCTCGAACCAAGGGTGAGGCGGCGCGCGGTTGGCCAGTGATTTTGGAAAATGAACATACCACGGACCCTCATCACCTTTCTGCAATTGACCGTTCAGTTCATCCTTAAAAAGGTTTGGGTTGAACATCGCAACCGGAACAACACCCTTAGACGCGGCGCGTTGTTTATTTCCTGAAGTATCTGGATAAGTCACCGTCAGTTTTTTTGCCATCACGCTCGACGCACCTTTCATCGGTAACGCCGACCAAGCCTCTTTCTCATTTACAATTCCGTAATTTCGAACCAGACCTTTATCTTTCCAGCGCATCCAAGCGTCATATGCTTGCCGAGTCACACCGGGCAGACCGCCTGAGTCCCATCCTATTCCACGAATTGGCATCGCCTTTTCTGAATTTTCTGACAGAGGATATGCACGTTTCAACAATAAATTTATCATCTCATCCCAGTCGTTAGGATTTGTTGCCGGATCACCAGAGACTCTAAACTTATCAACAATCCAGCTTTCTCCACCTATCCCCCAACCGCGCACCATTACATCAAAATGCGCCACCTGAATATCGAATGCAGCAGTCAAAAATCTGACACCTTGAGGAACAGTTTTTAAAACCAACCTTTCTTCAGAGCGCGCCGCCAGATCATTCGCGGTCACTGTTCCCATCGAACGAGGAGGCGTGTAAGGAATCCCACATTGCTTGACCATCACCTCTTTCAATGTTTGCTCTTCACCAGAAACTTCAAACTCACGCTCTGCCTTCACCTTTGCGCGCGCGAGCGCACCAATACCTCCCAGAAGAAACGGTGACATAGTGCCTACGACCCAGAACCCGGCTATAGCGCGTTTAACGCGCTCGCCTGTAACGACACCTTCGACCGTTATAGATTGTCCTGTAGCTATCCACCGTCCTCCGTCAGCATTCATTTTGAGACGTTCAGCATCAGTAATCGCGCAACCGTTGACCGGGCAAACCAAAACGGCTTTTTCTTGTATCTCATCGAGCGAACCGTCTTCAGGATATGACAAATCCATAAATCGATCAGCTAGAGGACACGGCGACGACCACGCGCCGCAGCTTGGACATTTCCAGTACCACACGCGCCGATCTGAATCGGCGTAGACTCCCATCACTCCGTCAGTCCAATCACGATCAGGATTCATCCCGCGCGCGCGATCAGGATGGCTTGTGATCAGTAACTTTGATTCATTTCCGAAAGTTTGACGGCGCACATCGAGCAGAGGCTTAATGTTGCCAAGGCTTTCGGGATACGCATCGATTTCGTCAGCCACAATGCGCGGGGCTGATTTGTTGATCAGGTTTGAATATGTTGCCGATAACAGCTCAATCCGCATCGTGCGGAAGTCCTTAAAATGCAAGCTGTCGTCGGTCGGTTTTTTACCAAGAGATTCTTTCAGAAACGTGTGGTTCTGAATCATTGGATTGATTCGGCTTTTTACATACGCCTCCAAACTGTCGTCGGTCTGCATATACCACAAAAAATTTCCTGGACTCGCCTTGATCGAGCGCATCAGCCAGTTTTCCGCTATGGAAGTTTTTCCTGATTGTCCCGGCCCGACGATAACAATTGTCTGAACGTCAAAATTATCAAGCTCGTCCATCGGATCATTCAAATAGGGGACGATGTTGTTGTCCCACTTGCCAACGTGTCCACCGCCTTCGTTGAACAGCCAGCGATATTTTTCAGAAAATTCAGAAACAGAAAGACGCTCGCGCGGCCGATAAAACTCCAAAATCTCACGTTCGTCGTTTCCCCACATTATACACCAGCCATTTCATCCTTAGAGAATGCAGTCTCAGAGTCGTTTACCAAAGCCTCGCGCGCCTGATCCATGTGAAGGCGGAAAAGCTCTATGGTTTCGTTCGGAAGTCCCATTTTTTTTCCGATCAAATTTGGCATCATTTCCATCTGTTTCGCAACGCGCGATATCAGGATGATCATGCGCGATATAATTTCCTCACGCTCCACAAGGACGCCACGCTTTTTGTCATATTCAAGCTGCAACAACTTTGTCTGGACAGCACTCTTGCTATCTTTTGAGTTTATTTCCTTACGGAGTCTTTTTATGTTGTCTGGCAAATCCTCTTTGTCAGGTTGAACTCGCTCGCCTCTCCACCAATCGTTGCCTTCATCAATCCAATCACTTATTTTTTTCCAGTCAAATTCCGTTCGGCCGTTATCAGGATTTTTCCTGCACGGAAAGTTTTTATATTTTGCGATTGTTGACCGTATAGTTTTCCGGTCAACATTAAAATGTTTTGCAGTCTGCAAAAGATTTTCTATGGTCATTTTGCAGTCTCTAAAGCGCGTGCCATTGATTCATTCATAAGTTCAAGAAAATTACTCTCCACAATTTTTCTTGCTCGATCAAAATAATGCAGTTCTTCATGAACCGCATGTGGATCGGCGAAACGCACCAGAATTTTTAATCTTGGACCTCCACCCTTACCCTTAAGTCGCTGAAACACTCCACCAATCCTAGTTCCGTTTTTTAATTTAACTTCCCCGGAAAAAACATTGGGTTGTGCCTTCAAGTTTTTAACACGCTGGTATGGAATGTTTCCGTATTGGTTCGTTTTTATTCCTATAGGTCTTAGCATCGCTGTATGAGAGGGTCCGGCAGGAATTTCATTTCCACCAAATTCATACGGCTCCAAATACTCAGCCTGAATGTCTTTTACAAACACCACAGCTTCCAATATATTTTTGTTGGACGGAATAAAGGATACGCCACCCTTCGTGAAGGGTGTTGCCGTAGGAAAAGTTTCAGCAATCCCCTCGACCTCTCCAGCTACTACAGCCTTCGCTAATTTATTGATTGTCAGCGAGACCGCATAAGGCAGTTGTTTTCTTCCGAAATCGTCGATTACTTTTGCAAACTCATCGACGTTTGATTTTATACTGAACTCTGTGTCGCTCATTTTACACCGAACATTGGAAAAACTTCCTGCCAAACTCCGTCAAGCTCCCAGCGACGATATCGCTGATAAACACTATACCATTTTCCATACTTGATCGGCAATTTTCTCCACGATCTTTTGTTCAGAAAAACCCATAAAACAGCTTCGACATTCAAACGTCTATTGATCTCCAATGTTCCGACATAAGACATCGGTCCAGGTAAGAATTTTCTAATTTTCTCCCACTGATCATCGTTTATTTCCCACTTTTGCATTATTTCCTCCGAGGGCAGACATTTTTTTTTAGACAAAACTTTCTGTCTACATTTTGTTCCACTAGCAAACTAGGTCAACGTAGAAAAACTCACTAGGTCAACGTGAATTTTCCTTTACTTACAACACTATAATCATATTGTCTACATATTGTTGACAAAACAGGGTATTCTCCATAAACCCCTAATACGACTCTCACTTAGCACCCCCCATGTTTGTGATTATTCACTGTGTTACATATTTTTATCCTTATAAGGTCAACAATATGTAGACAAAAAATACTTTCATCAAATAAATCATATACTTAACTCACGTTGACCTTTACGTTGACACAACGAAACATGTCAACGTACTTTTCTTATATTTCAAATAGTTACGAACGTTTCTTACTTATCCACCAGAAGAAACTAGTGGTACAGAGCTGTAATCGTTTACGAAAGTATTTTTTAGAAACACGTGTTTTTTATGCTATGTCAACGTGGTTTTCTTATTTATCAAAGACTTAGCTATTTATGGCTGAATTGTGGCTATTGCCTAAAAAATAGGCAATGACACAGAAAAACCCCAATTGAGAAAAATTAACCATTTGCCTAAAAAATAGGCAGAAAGGTTAACGTTTTGTCCTCGAAATAAAAATATATGGCGCTCAGGAATCTCGCGGGCGCGAAAGACC